AACCGCAACGGCTAGTTTTCTGGGCATGCTGGGGCAAAAAAACAAGGGCTTTGCAATCGCCGAGGCGGTTATGAATACTTATCTCGGTGTTAGCAGGACGCTAGCGGCTTACCCCTTCCCCTATAACTTGGCCCCCGCTGCTTTGCACCTAGCCCAAGGTGTTGCCCAAGTGAGCGCGATTAGATCAGGCGGCGGTGCCAGCGTGCCCAGCGGCGGAAGCGTGCCAGACTTGCCCACCGTTGACGGTGTAACGGAACTAGCCGCAAACGACGAGCCACAGACAACCAAAACGATCACGGTTGCATTCGAAGGTGAAGGCGAGCTACTACCCCGATCAGTGCTTCGTGAACTGGCCGATGAGCTTAACAGCCTGGAAGATTCAAACGTAAGGATAAGCGTATAATGGGGCGGATACTTTACGACAATCTATTACGCAATGACTCAATCGTGACTGATGTTAGCGTAACAGGTTTTGGCCCTGAAAACGCATATGATGGCCGCACAACTACTTTTGTTAAATACAACAGCGGAACGAATCAGGGCACTACCTACGACCTAGGGTCAGTTAGGACATTCAACAGTCTGGCAATCGCGCGGCACAACATGGGCGCAAATTCTTATATTAAAGTCACTGGCAGCAATAACGGAGTGGACTATACCGACATAGTAACAAGCCACAACGTAATATATGACCACAATATACTGGTTGATTTGGGCTGGCACTCCTACAGATACGTTCAGATCCTTTTCTCAGATACAACGCAGGAAAAAACAATATCTGATATTTTTTTAGGGCCAGGTTTAGCGCTCACTAGATCCCAAAAGCACGGATTTGTACAGCCAGGAATGTCCGACGGCGATACTATTATACCCAATGTGACGCGCGGGAAAGAGCTTGCCGGAATGACGATCAAATCAGGAAATGACAGAATAAAATTCACTATGCCATACTATAACTATAGTTGGATGAGTAGCTTCCTTGAATTGCGCGACGTTATGAAACAATACCCCATCTATATAATATGGGACGACACGCGAACACAGCAGCCCTTTGCAGGCGGTGAGCCTGCTTTTTATTGCTGGCCAGCGGGTAAACTACCTGAACCGAGATTCTCGAAAGGAATACAGGACCACTATGATATAGTTTTTGATATGATGGGGTTCTGGCGATGAGCTATGCCACTGACGCCGCCAAATCGTTCCGAGAGCCGCTTAATATTGTGCGGTTAGACTTGGATACTAAAATATCAGGTACATATGAATACATATGCGACGGTATAAGCCCGCCCAATGACCCCCCTATCTATTCATGTGTAAGCAATATTGAATGGGTTCCACAGAGAACGGCCACCGAGGGAGGGCTAGGCTATTTGGGCGAGGTGGTAATAACCGCAAAGGATTTTCCGTGGTTTAATAATATCGGCACCTACTTTGGCAGATTGCTTGCAAACAACCCCTACCTATTAAACAGAAAGGTTAAGATTTACAGCGGTTTTCTTAGCCGTGGTGAAACATTCAGCCTGAGCAATTTTCAAGAGCGTGACTACTTCATAAGAGACATAACAGGCCCTGATTCAAAGGGTTACGTTAAGATAAAAGCGTTTGATATATTGAGCCAAACAAAAGAGGCAGTAATTCCACGTCGAACTAACGGATACTTGCAAGCAAACATCACTGATTCAGCTACCGGACTGATAGATATCGGAGACAAAACCGGGTTCCCAGCGTCTGGCTATGCGATCATAGACAAAGAGGTAGTCGCATATGACTCAACAGGAGCCGGAGCCACACAGATAAACATAACAACACGCGCGCAGGCTGGCACCGAAGCATCAAGCCATGATTCAGGCGACCCGGCCCGATATGTAGAATACTACAACGCCAACGTAGTAGACACTATCGAAGACATAATACAAGACCATACAGACATAGATGACACCACCTACATAAACGGCACCGACTGGACAGCAGAAAAAACCAATTTTTTAAGTGCTGAAACCGTAGAGCTATGGGTAACAGACCCGACGACAGTCGACAAAGTGTTAGACCAGCTATGCAAACAAACCTACATTAACCTTTTTTGGGATGATGTTAATCAAGAAATAAAGCTAAAGGCCATAGGCCCTGCTTTAACACCTTTAGTTAAATGGACAGACGCAGCCAACATACTAGACACTAAGATTTCAATAAAAAGGCCGCAAAAGAACATATACACCCAGTGCTGGGTGTATTACGACCGCATAGACAAAACCGGATCGGAAACGTCGGCCAAAAACTACAAAGAGCTGTATATACTAGCAAATAGCGACATTGAAACTGGATTGGGAACGGATAACATAAAACGTATATATTGCTCGCATATTCCTAGCGGCGGCAGCGGTACAGCCAGCAAAATAGCGAATCGTTTTATATCACAGCACAGAAACCCCATTGATATAACGTGGGAAGTAGACGCAAAAGACCACGCAAGCGTAGAGCCTGGCGATTCAATAGAATTATCTACTGACGTTATACAGGGTACTGATGGCCTACCCTCAAATATAATACTAAGGGTCATTGAAAAACGAGCGCTAAAAAACGCTAGATACAGTTACCGGGCTATATATTCCGGCGTTGAGCTTGGATCAAGATATGCTAGGGTTTGCCCTAATTCAATGCTCGATTACGCAAGCGAAAGCCAAGCAAACAAGGATTTTTACGGATTCATCGCAGACACTGACAACGAAATGTTAAACGGCGACGACCCCTATTTGATATGGTGATATTATGGCAACATGGACAAACCTGAACGGTAGCGACTACGACGCGAACAGCCCTATAACGTCAACCCTAACTGGGGCATGGTATAACAACCCGATAGCAATCGCTGAAGGGGCAACGGGTGCCCCCAAAGTTGACCCAGCGGCGATTGATACAACAAAATTATATAATTTCAATAGTATTACTGTTGGCGGAAATGAAACTCTCTCTGAGATAGCTAATATAACTAAAATGTATTCTGGACAAGTCGCAGCGGATGGCACTTGGATAGATCAGCCAGGCTCATGGACAGTATCTAAGAATTTGTTAAATGTTTATACGATTACCCATAATTTAGGGACTAGCAATTTTGCATTCATAGGATCATCGGAAAACGGGCCTTTTAATGTTGGTGTATCATCAAAAACCACTACTACAGTAGTGGTTTACGTGGTTGACGGTAGTAACAGTGCTTACGCCAGAGACTTCGATTTTATACTAATAGTTAACTAGAGGCGCACGGATTTTGGAATCCCAAATATTCAGCTACCTACTTGAACAAAGCCTATTTGTAGTAGGTTTTGCCCTTGGGGGCCTTGGCTCATTTTATTACCTCAGGAAAGTTTACGCTGATAGAATAGCTGCTCTCGAAAGACAGATCAGAATAAGCGACGAAAAATGCGAAGAAAGGATAAACCTTTTTCGAAAAGAGTGTGAAAGATTGCAAAAGCGCGTTGATTTTCTCGAGGATAGCAGAGCGTTTATGTTATCAAAAGCTATAAAGGATCAGAATAAGGATTAACCTAATGAGTTTAGCGGCCAGGGATTACAGTTTTTTAAATGGCATACCTAGTCAAGTTGTGCATAAATTTGGGCGCAATTTAGCAGTGGGAACATCATTTGTTCCAGTATGTTTAGGCGGGATATATAACACGCCTCAAGTCGGCAGTGAAACTAGGATTTTTAGCAAAAGTTGACAGCGGCACAGCTCTTATTGATTGCGAGTTCGAAATAGTTTTGGTCGATTATTAAACATATGGGTATCTTAATGTCTGATCCACCAAAACACCTTTACGTAGTCAGCTATTACCTAGAGCACGCGCACGGCGACGTACACGGCGACTGCGCAGACCATTTGCTTGATGACGAGTGGGATATAGGCGACTCTGGAAGGTTTATAGATGGTGTTCTTGCGTCCGCTTCTGATCGAGGATACAAGCGCGCGTTCATAACGTCGATTTTTTACGCTGGCAGAGTGCGCGCCTAGTGTTGTCGTTTTGTTGTCGACAATACCCGAATCAATCCAAAATCAAAGACATAAAACGAAAAAAAGGCCACTTCACGGTGGCCTAACGTGCTGAAAACAAAGGATTTGCCGTAATAGCATAATACTGGCAGTGTAGAGGTCGACGGTTCGATCCCGTCTAGCTCCACCAAATTACTCTTCAAATACAGTCATTTAAGAAAAACACCAAAAACTCCTACCCTTCTGTGTTGTTATTTTGTTGTCGGTTTTCGTGCTCTAGCATCCATTCTGCTATCAGTTCTACTAGATCAATCTCTCGGTGGGCAGGTATAACCACGTCCTTTCGTTTAAGCCCTCTTTCAGTTAGTGATCCCCTGAATTTTTGCGTGCGTGGCGTGCTCCTATCCTTACCCATACCTACCCCTACAAAATAAAAAACCCCGCCGAAGCGGGGAACGTGTTAATCAATATCGACGGCGGCGTCTATCTCTGCTTCCTCGTATATCTCTTTCGCTAGTCTGCCGTGACCGAAGTGATCGACAACGGCGTCTAGTGTTTCGCAAACTTCGGTTTGATATCTGTTGTTTTCACCCTGCCAGCACGTAACGCCCTCAGTAAAGCAAACGTACTTGCCGCCCTTTGTTTTAAAAAGTTTAAGGTTAGTCCATCGTCCGCCGTCATTGGTAACGCGTCGGCTTGACGCTGTTGCTAGTATCTCGCCCGTGAAGCGCACGTTGGGGGCGTTGTCATTCTCTAAAGTGTATCTTTCCATGCCTTCTGCCTCTTTGCTGTCTGTGTCGCTGTCAATGTCGTTTGTCTCGTCTATGCCTTCTTTTAGAGAATCGTAATTGATAACCTCAAAATCATTTTCAATGAGCAAGTCAGACAGATCAGAGATTTCTATCTCGTCGTCGTCCTCGTCAACAATGGTTGCTCCTTCCAATTCCCAAATAACTTCAAGCCCTTCGGTGCTGTGATCGAATGTTTCTGGCTGGTAATCGTCGAAGCTCCACCCCTCATTAAACCGGATTGTTACGCATTCTTTTTTGTGCTCAACCCAAGCACACCCAAAAGTAAAGTAAACAGGCTTATTGTACTCTTCCTCTCGGTGCGTTCTGTCTTGGGTATCTATGTCTTGCTCAGACTTAAAGCCGCCAGAAGTTACGAATTTTTGGAATTGCTCAAGAGTGAAAACACGTGATTTTTTTTGATTACCCATAGTGAAGTGTCCTTGTCTGCGAGTTGTCGCCCCTCGCTTGTTTGGGCTGTAGCTGTCTGCTACGGGATTAAATATAACAATGCGTTCCCGGAAACGCAAGGCATAAAAAAGGCCTATCGCAAAATAGGCCTTAAATGGTTTACAGTGGTTTTTATCAGTGCATACCCCCATCTTTAAATTGCTCTAAGTAATAGTTGTATCGTTCGTTTCTTCCTCTTCCTCGTTCTCTAATCGTGGGCTCTCCAATACTGCGCAAATATGCGTTTCGATCCGATTTGCTACGCATGTGCATTGCGTCATAGTGACGCTTATCACCCATTTCTGCCCGCCACTCTTGAAAGCATTGCCCACCCCTAGCCCTGGCCGCGTCGTGACACAGCTTTTCTGTAGCGTATTGCTGTGGGGCGCTTGTCTGCATGCAGCCGCGTGTACTCCCATCGCACTGAATCAGGCTATACACCACACCAGCTTGCGCCCCGCTGGCCGCTAAAAACCCAGATAATGTTAACGCTGTTAATATTGAGTTAGCTTTACTCTTCATAGTCTTACCCCTTGCCCTAGTTAGTTCTACGGTTTGTCTAGCGTTAAACGATCAGCGTGCGGTGCTAGATCCCGCACGCTGTAATGCGCGTACCTTAAAACCATTTTGTGACTCGACCAGTCACCAAGCTTCATTAAGTGTTCCAGCGGAGTACCCCTTTGCACATGCCAAGTCGCCCAGGTGTGCCGCAAGTCGTGAAACCTAAACCCGTTTAAGTGCGCTTGTTTCACGAATTTTTTCCACTGCCGGTTGATTAGGGGCCTGTACGGGAACACGTGGACCAGATCAAGGCCCCTTTGCCCTTCCAGCACGTCTAAAGCATCGGCATTCAGCGGTATAGAGTGAGGTCGCCCGCTTTTCATATCTCCTGGCTCAAACCAAGCAATGCGACGATCAATATCTACGCAATCCCACGTTAGACATTCGTAGATATTCCCGCGCCGCAACCCGGTTGCCAGCGCGAACCGAACCGCCGCCGCGTGCTTGGGTGGAAGCACAGCAATAAGCCGCTTTGCCTGACCTTCAGTTATCCAGTTTACCCGCTCGGAGTCATCGCGTAACAGATCAACGTGCGGCGCGCTATCAATCCACCCCTTACGCTCACACAAGCCCATCAAGCGCTTGAACAGCTTGATATACCTGTTCACTGATGCGTTCTTGATACCTCGAACCTCGCGGAGATCGCTAAACACGCGTGCGCACAGATCGCTATCAATTTGGTCGAGGTAGAGCCCGTCAAAATATGGGTGTATAACCCTCATCTGGTACACAGACACCTCAAGCCCCTTATTGCCCTCAGACGCCTCGCGCCATAACTCCAAAGCATCGGCCCAAGTCTTTCGCGGTTTCTCCCCTAGCTTTACCTGGCGCCAGGCGGCGTTCTCCCATTCTCGGGCGAACTCTTCGGCCCTCTTTCTTTCTGTAGTGCCAGTGCTTCTGGGAACGATCCTGCCGGCCCCTTTGACAGTGATTGACGCGTACCAATTGCAGGCGCCTTTTCTTTTAAAAATACGGTATCCCATTCGTTTACCTTGCCCTTGTTCTTTTCTTCTGACCTGTCCTGCTTATCTGCCGTGCCGTGTTCTATCAGTCGCTCTACTTCCTCAGAGGTTACCAGCCACTTGTTGCCGAGCTTACGCCCTATGGTTGGCCCTTTGCCCTTACTGCTGGCTACACAAGCCGCCCTAAGTATTCGGTAAGTAAGCAGCGGCCAACGCTCTACCGCTTCAGGTATCGTGAAATACTCCCTTTTCATTTTTTCCCCTTAATACATGCCGCAGTCAGATAAACCCCACAAAGAGCGGTAAAGACCAAAACAAAAAATGTACCCACGTTGTAAGGCCCAAACCCTATAGCGTCTAAAAATATGGCAGCCTGTATTAGCGCGTAAGCCAGCAACCCAAACACCATCGCTAAAAAAATGTTATGTGCTCTTGATATCACTTGTAGGCCTCCATTCCTTCTGAACCTTGAGCTGCCATTCAAGACTTTGTGAGATGTTTGCTATCGTTCCGCCTGCAGTTTTTTGCTTCCGTTTCTGTCGCCGTTGCTTTATCCGCTTGCAGTTGATGCACTCACCACTTGATTTGTACCTTTCAAATGACCCGCACTGTACGCACGCGGGCCCTGTATAGCGTGGTGCTCTTACATAACTGCAGTACGCCCCTATTGGCCGCCCTGCCATTTGATACCTCCTTTTTTGTTATCCGTTAACCTTTTTTGTAATTAATGCCGCCGGGCCAAATCTACCCCTCAACCCTACCGTTATGAAACAGGACAGCTTGTCTATAGCTCATACTGCAATCTATCGGTTTACCGTAAACCGATAGATTTGAATTCCCCTGTAGTCTCTCCCAGTCTTGAATTGTGTGGACCCCAGGAAAGCGACCTCTTTGAATGTTCTTGTAAACAGTTCTAGGCCATTTTCCGCAGCTCCTTGACTGAGGATTGTGGCATTTAGCTGGTGCCCATAATCTTTCTTGCGCTAAAAATCTACCGCTTTCGAAGTCTTGGCGAGCGCTTTCCCTAAAGTCAGAGTGAGATTGAGTCATAAGGCGCCAGGTGTCTTTTTTGCTATCTACCCCATAGCTAGTGAGTAGATGATAGTTTGGGTGCCCTCGATGCCCAGCGTCCCCCGATGCATAGCATGTCGAATCTCCATTACCGCCAGCCCCATTCAATGGCGGCAACGCCTCTCCTATCCAGTCGCTGAAAAAAAGCCCTGCCATGCCGGTTAAACAAATGAAACTCGCAATTGCTGTAGATGTATCACTCATATTGAATATCCTTTAGATTGTTTGGATTTAGCTTCCCTGTCTATTCCGTTGCTATGCGCTTGCCTTTGTTTTGAAGTAATCCGTTATGCTGGCCGTGTTGCCGTACTCGCTGTTGAGCTTGTACCGGCCCCCATTTTTAGACGGGGGAATCAGTACACCCTCTTTTGCCATGCGTCTTAAATACTCTTGCAGATCCTCACGACGCCCTCTTATGCCGTGATCCCGTAAACCTGTAGTTGATGGCTTGGCGCTACCGCTCAGGACCGCTTTTTTTGCTTGTGGGTAGTAATCGAGACTGGTTTTACCCTCATCTTGTACCGGTCCAGTCCCATTTGAACCGGTCCGCGGGTCAGTAGACCGCTTAGGAAACCGCTTTTTTAGACCGCTACGCAGACTGGTAAGGGGACCGGTCAGTTTTTTTTTGCACCGGTCTAGGCGGGTTACGTTGCCGCTGTAATCGCCGTTTTGAGCGTATTCGTTAACCTGTTTTTGTGATGCCTTTTTGTCTTTGCGCCGTCCGATAAGCCAGCCGCAACAGCCGGAGAGGGCGCCGTTTACGATGGGCAACCCAATAGCGCATATGGCCATAATCCCCCATTTGCCGAACATGGCCATGTAACCATTGCTAGCTGTCGTTATGCCGCTCACGCTTAGCTGTTTAAGCTCGTGGTTAATCTCTCGGATCCTTGCGTTGTGCTCGCTAACACGACACATGGAAGAGGGGGCAAGCCTGCATGGCTGCTTGTGTGGGCTGGCGGGTTCGAGATCATCTTGTAATTGGGCGCGCTCATTGAGCAATCCGGCCTTATAGTCTGCCTGAGTCTCTGCTCGCACCTGATGAGTCTCGGCGACTTTGTAACGCCCCCATCCGGTAAGCCCGCTACTGCAAACTATTGCTACCACCAGCGGCAAGTAATACCGCTTGCGCATGCCGCAGAAAAAGGACAGCACAACTACAGATAGAGCAGCAACGAAGGCGAGGGCAGCCATACCTGAATTGCTAAGTATCCCGTGCCAGTCAAGCACCATGTTGGTGTCCAACACGGCCACCATGTTGTTTGCAAAGTCCGCGTAAAATCCAACGGCTGAGCCGATTGCCGAAATTAGGATCCAGAACATAAACACCCCTTGCCGATGTTAATGATTAGTTTGATTGTGGGAGAGTAGGCCGAGACTCGACGGTTATAGTCACGTGACGATACAGGCCACGCTTGCACGCTCTTTCTATCGCCTTGGCTGCCTTTTTGGCGGCCTCAGTCTTAGTGGCACACTCGACACCATGAGGTCCAAAAGGGCGCCCTGATCTCTTGTGAACACTGTTGATTACGTACATGGCGATCACCTGATAACTCGATTTAACAACCTACTCAATCAAAAATAATGCGGTACGGCATATTTCACAATAAAAAAATGCAAAAAAAGCGGAAAAAGGCAAAAAACGGATATAAAAGGTTTACAGGTAATGTTGTGGTGAGGTCAAAACAGGGACTAAATAAGACTAAAAAGTAAGCGGGGGGGAGGCTACATAGGACACAACACCGATTATCTGAGCGCGTTCTGAGTCGTCTAGCGTGTAATGAGCATATGATTGATTGATAGCAGCCAAAGTATACCCGCCGGGGGTGGGCTGCCGGTAGATGCGTATAGCGGTTGTGTTGTCGGGCAGATTAGCAAGCACTAGGCAGCCGACCGTCGGGGTAGTCTCTTTGATCAAAAACCGACTGTTTGCGGGGTAGTGAGGGGTGCAGCTTGTATCTTCAATCTCGACCCAATATGCAGTTGAATCATACTGCTCAGCGGGGGTAGTCATTGTTCTAGCGTCCTGCTTGTCTAATCCAGAGATCCAGAATAAAGGCAGTGTTAACGCTGGTCGAGCTATCAGAGATTTTTCGATTGCTTCGTAATCAGAACTAAAATTCTTACAAAAACCATCATCGTATAGGTTCTCGACAGTGACGCCGAGTGCTCGCGCAATCTCTAGAAGATAATCACTGTGCTGTGCGTCTGTCGTTTCTAGTTTACTGATCGTCGCTTGCGTAATGCCTTGCCGATCAGCCGAGCACAGGGCGGCGACCCTTCGAGCAAGTTCGCCTTGGGTTACCTTTCTACGCTTTCTGATTATCTGTAAATTCCGTCCAAATCCCATAGCGCGATTATACGTACTTATGCGTAATTTGCTTAATGTTTTACGTTGTATTCTGTAAGTGCATATGGCATGTTAGCCACTAATGGCACTATAAGCCTGTAAATAACAAGAAAAGGCACAACAACATCATGACCCCGCAATCTTTGGTTAACAATCACATGGACGCCCTAACAAAAGCCATAAAGATCTTTGGCAATCAGGCGAACCTCGCAAGCGCTATCAACAAGAAGTTTCCCGGCGAAAAGTTATCTCAAGCTACTGTTTCGCGCTGGCGCATTCTGGGCCACGTCAACATACACCGCGCATTGCAGATTGAAGTCGTCACAAAAGGCAGGGTTAAAGCCACGCATTTTTTTGATAAGCGACTGTTCGAGCACAGGCCATACCGGCATAAAAAAAAGAGGGCGCCCGATGCTAATAAAAATGAACGGGTACAGCGCCCGAATTGTGATAACAGTACAGAACGAAGTAGCAATCAGGATTACGCCGCCTGAAGGCCCTTTAATTTTTTACATTGAGATAACCCCACAAGAGCGGCTAACAGTCCAGGTGCGTAGAGCCTTGTTGCTAATCAGTAACACTAACTGGGGTGAGAGGTATGAAGCGTGCAAAGAAGCGTAGAAAAACTAAAAGAAAAACCGCAAAAAAAGCGCTCATACGCTCACAGCGCCGTTTGGATAGCAGCCGGCGGCGTTGTTTTTTTAAGTCTAGCGGTTAGCGGTGCCGCAATAGCAGCGTTAAGCCTCGCGTGCGATGCCGTATGCCCGAATCTGTGAGTGATACGGAGTGGGGCGAGGCGCTTGGCCGTCTGTCGATAGCTGAAGAGATCTACAGCCGCATAGGAATAGCGGGCCGCCCGTATTACTGGCACGTAATTAGACCGCTACGCGACAGAGTAAACCGGGGCGAGCGCTCAGCAGAGCTAATCGCCGATATCAACGACATAACATTATGAGCAGTACAATACACACACGGACGTGATAGGTGTACTACATGACGATAAAACACTATAATACAGGGCGCCGGCTGAATACGACTGTATCATTAGCAGCACCCTTGCCCGTTGCTTCTAATGCGGCCACAGCCGGCACCCTCGATGCCTTCGGGGGTGTTCAATGACTCCTACATTCTCAACGCCAAATCACATAGATCTAAACATAGCTCTGGCTAAGTCCTTAGTAGAGCAGGGCAGAATAGCCTGCATCTTGCTTGAGTCTATCGCCCAAAGCGAAGATCACGGCAGCCGGGACCGAGAGGCACAGCAGTTAATCGACCTGATACAAGACCGATTTGACCACATAGCCGCTAGCCTGCAGAACATCGCCAATGAGATAGACCCCCAGGAACTATACAAGGGGCTCATATGATCGACAGCGGCAAGATCTTACATAAAACAATGGGGCTGTACGAAGATCACGTCGAGCCCGGAGATATCACGCACGAGTCAATCAAAGACCTGCACGGGATACTAGACGCTTATTTGCAGTGGTCAGGCTGTTTCGGCGGTAAATGGCGCGCAGACGAGCCCGTAATACTCGAATCATTTGGCTCAATCGTCATAGATGCAGACCTCAATTCAACCGCACTACGCAAAAACGGGTTCGAGGGTAGACCCACGCTAGAGTTCAGGGCCGCTCAGCTAGTGATATGCCAGTGGGATGACCCTATCTATTATCAGCCGATTTTATACGCGATCAATATGTGCCTGGACCTGATCATACTTGAAAAACACGGCAACAAAGTCACACCGCTGCACCCATACCACCCACCGGAAAAGACCACATGAGATTAGCCGCCGCTCTTGTCGCTTTCACTGGCGCCTTGCATGCCGTGCACGTCGCTACTGAAGAGGCCACCACAAGCACAGCAAATTGCACTGACGGGTACATAACAGAGACAAAGCGCGGCATAAAGCAAATGGTACGAGACAAGCACGGCAACCCCATAGCATGCGGCCTAGCTCTAAACCTTGACCAAGACTGGTTTACAAATCCCAACTAGCTACAGCAACCACAAAACGGGCACCTAATGACATCACTAACAATACACGGATACACACTACACACCATTGACAATGAGCCCATGATCGAAGATATGGAGCTTGCACAGCGCTTGGGGTACTCCAGGCCAAGGACAATCAAAGACCTGATAAAAAGAATGATAGAGGGTGGTGATTTAACGCCAGACGATTACCGCCGCACGGTACGGCGGTTAACAAATGGTGAGGCCGAGGCGTTCTATCTGACAGAAACCGCCGCCGTTCTCGTTGCTACTCGTTCCGATACTGAAAAAGCGAAGCAAATCACCCGCCAAGTTATCGAGGTGTTCATCGAATACCGAAAGGGGAGAATGCCCGCTATTCAGTCTGAGGCCCCGAAAAGCCTGGCCGCCCCGATCATAGAATCAAAAAACATGCTTGGGGCGTTCCTTGAAGTGTCGAAAATGCTAGGCACTGACACGCCGATGGCCCGCGCGGTATCTGTTGACCGAGTAATCGAGCACGGCGGCGTGGATTTTCGGCCCTTTCTTATTGGCAACACGGTAGAAGACCCCCCAGTAATACCGACAGAGCTAGGGGCAATGGTCAAACTCAGCGCGGAAAGAATCAACAAATCATTAGAACAGGCCGGACTACAGACCAGACAGGGCAAGGGATGGGAACTAACAGCAGCGGGCCGAGAGTACGCCAGCATGGAGCCATACAAGAGCAGATCAAGCGAGCACAGCGGCTACCGCATCAAGTGGCACCCGAAGGTACTAGGACTTCTGGGCTATGCCGTCACTGAAAAAATAACCGTTTAAACAGGTTTACAAATCCCACTTTGCTACGACAACCCCAAACAACATGCGACCGTAATCAATTACGGGACCATAACAACAGAGCCAACAACAATGACACCACAACAAGAACTAGAGAGACAGATAGACACATGCAAAAGATTCTATTACGCACTAAAGACGCTTAAAGAGCACGGGCTAAAGATGGCATTTGAAAACAAGTATTGCTGCCAAGTGCTAAGCAGGGAGACGGGGAAAACGGTTGTGACGCTACAAAGCGTCGATCAACTAATTGGGTTTTCAAAGTGCCTAGAATCCGCGATGACGCAATACGCAATCAACAAAGCATCAACAAAAACAGATTAACAAAGGCTCATTTGTCACCATGACGCACATTGACGCTAAATTGATCATTGACTACAGAATCCGATCGACACATACTGAAAGGGCAGCGGCAAAATCCGCTGCCGGGATTCGAACCCCGATTACAAAGGCGACAAAGCGCCTGTTATACTGTACAAGCGCTTTTTTTGTGTCTGCTGTACCTGTTATGGCTGACCAGTTAGGCCCATTCGTGGGGCCGTTCCCTTTGTGCGGTAGTTCGAACCTGACTGGTTGGCCTCCCTCCGATTCGAACCGGAGCGAGGCCGGAACGACACTACAAAGGGAGGCAGACCATGCCTAATACCACCAGTGCGCCCGCACACGACCTAATTGACTCCATAGACAGAATTGAAGCCCTAGCAGGTAAGATTAGCGCCTTTGCTAACTTGTACCGTATCGCGTCACTGCACGACGACAGCAAAGAGCAGGCCGACGCATTAATCGACACCTTTCAAGAGTACGCCCAAGAAATAGGCGAGCACTGCGCCACTATTGGCCAGACGTTTTCACAAGCTACGGCTACCCCTAAAAGCATACCTACATTGCCATTAGAAGGGATACACCTAGCCACCCTTGAGGGGGTACTCAGCCAACACCTAGGAAGACCTACCGATCACGATCTGCACACTATAGGCCTGGCTGTGATGCAGTGGCTTGACTGGTGTCAGCAATACAACAAATCTATGGCTACACCCGCCAGCTACCGAAACGACACCCCAGCAGCTAATAACGGCAACGGGGGTGTGTTATGAGCATAATAAGAACAGTAAAGCGAGAACAGTTCCTAGTAGTTCACATGTCTACCATTGACGACACCAGCATTGACCTAGATTGCAAAGGCCTTCACGTGTACCTGTTAGGTAAGCCTGATAACTGGGAAGTTAACGTCAAGCACATCATGAAGACCTTCAGCGTAGGACGTAAAAAGGTTTACAGAATACTTAATGACCTTATTGCGGCTGGATACTGCAGAAGGGTACAGGACAGATCACAAGGCGCCTTTGATAGCTGCACCTATGAGATATACGAAACCAAGCAGCAAAACGATCACACCTCACCGCGTGCCCCTAAGGGGCACACGGTGCCTACTGAACCGTGTGCCCATAAAGGGGATACGGACGAAGCCCCCATTACGCGCGGGTCTGAGGGTGTAGGACAATGTAACGGGGGTGCTCAGGAGGAACCGTGTGACCCTAAAGGGCACACGGTGGAGGGTGTTCAAAAGGGGTCATCGGTGACAGGTGAGCAGGAATATAGCCAAAATGAATCCACCGTGTGCCCTTTAGGGGTATACCCCTCAGGGGCACACATAACTAATAATAAATATATAACTAATACTCTCTCTCCTAACACTGTACCAACTAACAAGACGGGGGTGGACGAGGGCGCCGAGCCCGGAGAGAGAGAAAACCCCATTTTGGCTAAAGAACAAAAAACACCCAATGCTGGCCAAGTGGGAGCTAAACCTACCACCCAGCGAACACCAAGCACTGATCAACCAGGGCAACCACCAAACTACGGTGTGAGCCTACCCGCCAATGGCGAATCATTTGTTAAACCATCGTGGGTGCTCGCCGACTTGTGGGACACGTGGGTAGAGCAACGCCGCACCGCTGGCAGCTACAGCGAATCACAAAAAGCGCTCGAATGTCGCCGACTGGCTCACCTGATGGCTCAGGGGTGGGCTCAGCACGAAATACTCGAAGACTCAATTGCTAGAGATCACAAGCGATTGTATGCGCCTTGCAGACCAGGGGCCGAAAAGATCAAGCAGAACAAGCCTGATTTGCCCGCTGTTGAAAATAAAGCACGCGGGGGTGGTAAGGGTGCGGGTGTGATTGATCAGGCCGCACAGGAGCGCAGAGAGCTTATTCAAGAGATAAAAGGATTTACGGATCAATTGCGGCAGGCGCCGGAAGGGTCGAGGGCTTACAAGGGTTTACAAGAGATAATCGAAAAGGCGAAAGCAAAGCTAGATAGTTTGGGGGGTGGTGCGTGCAGTTGATTGAGGATTTACAAAATTACTTGGTGCGAGTTCCGGTCAAGAGTAAACACAAGCAGGGCGTGCAATTGCTTGAACAGTCGCTTGCGGAGATTGCCAGGTTGTATGAGGTGGCCGACGCGGCCTTCTCCTTGGTAGGTGATCGCGAGCCGGACCCGGAAAAACTCGACGCACTACAGAAAATCGTAGCGAGGTATTTCAGTGATCATAATTAGGAGTGTTTAAAATGCAAATTATGTATGACATAACTATGTTTTTAATACTGGTTTGTCTTATTTTAGTTATGTTGATTTCGTTAGGTGCTTGTGTTGTTTATGTTTATGGTGAAATAAAAGAATTTAGTTTTATTAATCGGATAGCAAAAAAGGCTAAAAACAAGGATGATATCCAAAAACCACAGAGCTAGCGCAGCGCAAAAGCGGTGGCATGATGACCTAGCAAAAATGGGCTGCATCTTGGGGGGCGGCCCTGCAGAGATTGATCATTTGGGCGGTGCAAGTGCTCGCGTTGATAATGTGAGAATAGGCCAGTGGTTTGTTTGTCCGTTGTCGCCGTATTGGCACCGGCTAGGCCCGATTAACCGAACGAGCAACAGGGCAGGTATGGCGTTGATTTTGTCTAGTCGCATGGCAAGATCAGCGCGAAAAGGTTTAGAGGTTGAGTTGTTTGTGTGGGCTTGTGAGTCTTATATACAAGAGTATTGCAGTCCCTTGCCGTTTGATATTGACGTTATGAGCGCGTGTCTGAGGTACGCTAGGGGATGAGAGCTAAGCGCGTCGACTCTAACCAGAGTGATATAATTCAGGCTTATCTAGTGCACGGGTTTAGCGTGGCCGATTTGAGCGCGTCGGGTGATGGGTTTCCTGATCTAGTCGTTGCTAAGTTCAATATTAATTATCTCGTAGAGGTTAAAACAAAAACAGGAAAGCTTAGACAATCACAAATTGATTTTAGGTCAAAATGGCGCGGTGATTACCGTGTAGTTAGGACTGTAGACGACGTGATTGCGCACGCACAGGAGGTGATAAATAAATGGGGGCGTCGATGATTTTATACAATGACTGCGTGCGCGTGCTTGAAAATTGGGGCGATTGGTCCCGATCAGGCAAAACAAGATTAGGCTACAAGAGTAGGGCAAACTTCTACAACGTCGGATCGGGCGCCCTAGTTCTTGATGATGACCTGGCTCAGCTTGCCGAGCTTGCGCTATGCACCATGACAGCGGATAACCCGCACAATAAGAAGCATGCAGGGCTGTTGCGGCTAAAATATTATTCCCGCTGCACTGATCGGGATATTGCAAGGCGAACAGAGCAGACATTGCGCCAGGTGCAGATAGGTAGGGAAGTAGCGCAACAATTATTTTATGATTACCTTTGCAGGTTGAACGCGCGAAGGTAAATGGTAAGTACATAACCTGATTGCATGTTGCAACCGGTTTAGGTATAAACCAGGTATAGTTGACGGTATATCACATAGGAAACATGCCCACAGCGCGCCGAGAGGCCGCACAGGGCGATCAAAAAGGGCTGGTGCTAACGCATCGGCCCTTTTTTTATGCGCGTCTCGCGGGAAAAGGGGGAGGGGCGGTCAAATCTCCAACACCTTTTAGGCCAAACCGTCCTGGGTTCCTTTTCAAAAACAAACCGGTTTTGAGCAGTTCATAAATTGCGCCAACGTGCCCAAAAGGCATAAAGTAACCAAATAATTTTACGAAAACACAAAATAAATACAGGGCGAAAACGTGCCAAAGCCAGATAACATAGTTCTACGCAACCTAACAGGCGGCCCCACTCTAGGGCCACCGGTCAAGGGCGCCACGTCCCCATTGATCAGCACCGCATTACCCCAGCGCGATGGCACACGCGACACTGGCGGAGAACCTGGCGGCGGTGGTGGTGAGCAGGGTATAGGTATAAGCGATGGATTGTCATATGTAGACCCGAGATTTCAAGGCGAAGGCGCGAACGAGCCGCTAACGCCTGGCAGAGTAGCAACAGGCACAAACGACAGCAGTTTTAGTTTCAACAAAATTGAATACATCGGCTCTTTTTTGATGGGTGGCCTGTATGGGGACCGTAGCGATTCAGAATTCTGTAATGTAGCCTTTATGCCGCCAAACGGAAGTAACGGCAGTTTTGGAAGTCTTTTTTGTGGGTATAATAGATTTAATCTTCAAATATTTGAATATCAAATACCTGAAACATTATCAAGTAGCCCAAACGTTTTTGATTTGCCTAGAGCAACAGAGCTACAAGGGGCATTCTCGATAATTGATGCCGCGAAATCAAACCGAGCATTAAGCCCGGGAATGAATGTTATGGGTTGGATGCAAGTTATTAATGGCAAGCTTTACGCAAACACCCTTGATAGTTACACAGATGCAGGAACCGAAACGCCATATAAGTTGGTAGTTATTGAAACACCATCAAATATGCAGTCTTCAGTTGTTAGCGGTGCATTCAATATAACGCCATATGATGGCGGCGTGTCTGATATGTTTTCAACCTATTGTTTTCCTATACCATTATCTAAACAAACAGAATTCAACGGCAACACGCATATGATTGGTAATTTTATGCGCGCATCCATTACGGGCAGATTGAGTCAAGGTCCTTCGGTTAGAGGTATCAAGCCAGGCGACTGGAATTTTAGCCTAGATGATCAAGCCGTTGGGGACACGTATGCGCTTTATGGTTCGGGTGACCTTGCGCGGTATGAATCACGAAACGCACCAGTTAAAACATACTACGACAATTTGATTGGATTAGATTTTAATTCGTGGGTGATGGTGCCAACAGGAGCCACAGGGGCACAATCAGATAGCGACAGAGTTAAAACAGTAACATTGACAATGCAGGCGGGCCCACAGTCAAGCAATCAAGGGGTATGCAGTGCAGACTTTGGCGTATACACAAACTCTATTGTAGTAAAAAATTCTGATGACACGGTTACCTATTCTGAGGGTACAGATTACACAGTTGAAGTTTCAGACAGAACATTATCAGGATACGGGCAAACAAGGCTGTTTGGACGAACCGTAATACTAAAAACATCAGGAGGATCAATATCAGACGGTCAGACCTTAAATGTAACTTACTCATATTTGTCTAAGAGATTCAACGATCTAACTTATTACCCAAATCCAGCAAAAAGCGTTCCATTCGACGCTGGGACAGAAATAACAGGCGCTAGCGGCGCGGTGTTTATCCCAAACACAAAAACAATAATGTTCTTGGGATACATGCGCGGAGGTCGCTACGGGATACAGTATAAAGGCGGCGACCTACAGGTTTTAGAAGTACCTAGCGGCGGAACAACAACCCGAGATTTTAGGGACAGTGATGACTACTATTGGCTTATGAATACAGATGATATTGCCTCAGCTTCTACTGTTAACAATGTCCCGCTATATCAATACGGAATATTCGACGAAAATAGGTGGTACGATAAAGGAAGCACATGGCAATCTTTGCAAAGCGGAGAAGACAGGGGCGGCACTTTAACCAGTTGTACATATGACCCAGCGACTAAACGTTTGTATGTAATTCATAGGGGTATACAGGAGTCTAGCCAGGTGGGCACCAGCAGAAGATCACAAATCGTTTCCGTATATTTGCTTAATTTTTAAGGTGAAAAAATATGGTTTGGTCACTCCAATTCAATCAGTCAAGCATGGGGCCAGCGTCCTCAATACCAGCGAAAGGTACACCGATTGCAGCATTAACATTAACGTTGAAAATTAAGCCACAAAGGCTTGATGGCACTATCCAATTAATCGCGGGTAATAGCAATTCAAACTATACAACTGGCGAAAGTTTTTTTGGTGTTTATATAAATACTAGCAACCAGCTTGTAGCGCAGTGCGGCAACAATGCCAACAGAAGTGTTACAACTTCTGCATTAAGTGTTAACACTTACTATGATGTTGTTGTAGCAATAACTGGGCTTAATACATCAACTGCTAACACTGCTCAGGGAAACATGAATTTAACAGTTAATGGATCAAGTGTTGGTGATGTTACAGCCCAGAACCACCCTTTTTTTAGTACATTCTGGGACGCGTTTCGTTATGTTGGAGCCCGTGGAAATACTAGCGAGCCGTTCGAAGGTTTAATTTATGAGGTAGGCTGGACTTATGACGGTAACTCTCATTACTGGACAGCAGAAGCGTCGGACAGATCTAACACAGGTGTCGCGCCTGTATTAACTGCTACAACCGGCGCGGTCGATTTAAATGCTATATCTGGGAATAATTTTCCTACAGATGGAACCGCGTGGGTAGATTCAGCGGGGGGTGCAGATACTACGGCCCCTGCGTGGTCTAGCGTTCCTGCTGTAAGCGCTAGCAGTGACACGGGGCACACTATAGCGGCCACCCTGGATGAGGATTGCACGCTTTACGGCGTTAGGTTGGCATCAGGAGCGGCTCAACCCACCAGCGCCCAGATTATAGCGGGAACTGATTCTAGCGACGTTGCCGCTTTAGAGACAGCAAGCGGGGCAGCTACAGCCGCAACAGAAAGGACATTGGTTTTTTCGACCGGCGATGTATCGACAGAATACACATACTATTTTGCCGCAGAAGATGCGGCCGGAAATGACAGCGCGGTTCAAACGGTAACGGCCACAACCGGAGCCGGTTCTATTTCTGTCGATGGTGGAACGGTTACAGCGGGATCTGCATTTACAGGCACATATAGCGGTATTGCGTCGTTGGCTAGCCCAATAACCTTCACTGATAGCCAAGGCAACACTTTAAATGTAACTATAAATGACGCAGGCGGCGGTGTTTTTAATACCGCTACGATGCCCGCATTACCTACCAGCGGAAGTGCATCATCTGTTTTATTCGGCACATTAACAGTAAGCGGAAGTCCATAAAATGGCGACAGGATCAGTAACATATAATCCGCAATCGGGGCATAGCGTTGTAACGCTTGCGGGAACTGTTAAAACTGATGCGCAATTCGCGACTCAGCCAGTCGTCGGCGATCAGATTGTCTATCCAGATGCGTTGAATGTTTCGGCTGATTTGACGGTATCTGGCCCACCAGCGAATTACACAGTTTGGCATATAATTGCCAGCACTGGTCAGGCTGTAAATACTTTATATGGTATAGCAGGTAGCGGATTGGTAACTTATCAGCCGCAATCAGGGCACAGCTACGTTACCCTGGCGGGAACAATACCAAATGATTCATATTTCACAGTTCAGCCAGTCGCTGGCGACCAGGTTGTCTATCCCGATACAATAACAGTTACAACAGGGTTATCAATAAGTGGGACATCTGGAAACTATACTCTGTGGCACATAACCCAAACCGGAACGGCTTATTTTGTTAATTATTTCATAGGCGACCAAGTAGGATCGGGCAGCGTAACCTATACAGCAGGGGCAGAATACACCACCGCAACATTACAATCTGGTTTTGATGCTTACGTGTTCGAAGGCTGGAGTCCTCAACCTGTAGCGGGTGAGCAGATAACAACACGAACAGTCGACGGTTATTTTACGGATAACGGCGATTATATTACAGAGCTAGAGCACACGCACGATGCTTGGTTTACTGCCCTTGATGGTACAATAACCCATTTTACCGTTGATTCTGATTTGCAGGTTGCTAATACAGACACCACGCCGGATGCGTTCACTTTCGCCGCTTTAATTGATCAGCCCCTTGATACTCTTGTGGAATCCGCCAGCGTTCAGTTAGTTGGTTTTGACGCTGGGCTAGACGTTCCGATATCTTGCAGTGCTGGAGATTTTTACGCTACGTCAACAGACAATACTAACTGGTCAGCCTGGACTAATACGCCAGGTTTTGTGCAATTGAATTATTACGTTAAATTACGACACAGAACAAGCGCCAGCAACGAAACTACAACCACAGCAACACTAACGGTTGGAGGTGTAACCAGTTCGCCGGCGTTTTCTGTCACGACTGCGAGCGCTTTAATTACTAGCCCTAATCAATTCAATTTCACAGACACCTACGACGCGCCAGTATCCACGCTAACGGAATCCAATCCTATAACTATAGTTGGCATGAGCGATGGCGTAACAGCGGCCACAAGCGTTCAGGGTGGCGAGTGGGCCAAGTCCTCAGATAGTGGTGTCACATATACCGCATGGTCAAGCACTGCGGGCACTGTTACAAATGGCGATCTTGTAAAAGTTAGAGCAACATCAAACGCAACGCCGAACGGTTTTGTGGATGTTACCTTTACAGCGGCCACTGTTGCGGATACCTGGCGGTTATTTTCTGAGGCTCCAGACCTTACCCCTAACCAATTCATTTTTAATGATTTGGTAGGGGCCAATATCAGCACACAATACGAATCGAACGCTATTACCATCGAGGGTATAAGCTCAGGGTTTACGATACCGGTTAGCATAATTAATGGAGATTATGCTATTAGCACCGATTCAGGCGCCACGTGGGGACCTTTCACCAGTGCATCTGGTAATGTGTCACTGAATAATCAGATTAAGCTTAGGCGCACATCAAGCGCGAATAGTCAGGGGAGCGTTAACACTTCTTTCACTGCTAACGGTGTTTCTGATACGTGGACTATCAATAATCAGGCTATAGTAGACCCAGTATCCTTTTGGAATCAATCAATACTTAAAGAAAACGTGCTGACAGATGATAACTTTGGATATAAAGACTACCAAAGCACGCGCCTATTCTGGGTTAACCTTAATGATGTTGTGAATAATTTCACTATTTTAAGCTTTATAGTCGACCCAAGCTCAACCCTAACAGGTTTAACGATAGAAACCGCTGGCCTTAATCCTTCCCAGGTATCGGATATAGAGGGCAACACCTACGCGGCTAACACCCTTATTGGCTTGAGCATATCGGGTGGTGTTTTAGGTGAGCGTTATATTATCCCAATACAGTTCACGCTAAGCAGCGGCGAAACTGGAGAACGTAATTTTGTACTTAATGTCACTGATTACTAGATGAGACAAAAGCCCCTAAAGATATGCGCACGGGCCGGATGCAGCAAAAAGACAAAAGAGCGTTTCTGCGAAGAACATAAAAAACACTACTGGTCAGAGCACGACAAAAAACGACCAAACAGCACACAGCGCGGCTATGATCACGCGTGGTCTAAGTTTCGAAAATCATACCTAGAAAGAAACCCGCTGTGCCTTCACTGCAGACAAAAAGGCTTTTTGGTATCGGCTTCCGAAGTCGACCACATCAAACCACTAGCAGACAACCCACAGTTAAAATACGACAATACAAACCTTCGCCCTCTGTGCAAACGATGCCACAGCCGGCGAACATGGCACGAGCAAAGCTTAGGGGCTAAGAATGGGACGAAAACGAACAGCGACCATTGTGAAGCTAGCAAAGGGTACTTTTAAGACCTCAGACGCGCCAAAGAATGAACCAAAATACCAGGCGCCGGAGGATTTAACCGTACCGGCCACAATAAACGCGCAAGGGCCAGGGGCTAGAAAATGGCGAGAGCTAGCGCCACACCTGGCTAGCCGTGGATGCCTAACCGACGTGGACAAACAAAACCTTGAAGCCTATTGCATGGCATACGAGACAATGCTGAGGGCTCATGCAGAGATCGAAAAGGCCGATAGTATCATTATAGTTACTGACAAAGGCAACCAAGTGCAGCACCCAGCGGTAACGGTTTTGGGTACTGCAACAGGGATAATGCAGCGTTATAGCGGTATGTTGGGGCTAGATCCAGCGAGCCGCACAAAGATAGAGGGCAAGCCGCCAGGGGGTAGCGCTAAGTCGTTTAGCGACTTGGCAAAATAGAATGACAAGTCACACAGAAAGGCTAGCGCAATATGCGCTTGATATAACTGACGGTAAGATCAAGGCATGCAAGGCGGTTATATTAGCCTGTCAGCGATTCATAGATGACCTAGACAAAAGCGCAGACGACACCTACAAGTGGGAGTTCAGGCCAAGCTTGGCCGAAAACGTATGCAATTTTATAGAGCTGCTACCGCACACCAAAGGCCAATGGGCAGGGCGCCGGGAAACTATCAAGTTAGAGCCTTGGCAGTCGTTTGTACTGGGAAACATTTTTGGGTGGGTGGACAAGGAAACCGGCACAAGGCGATACAGAAAGGCATATATCCAAGTAGCGAGAAAAAACGGAAAATCAATTTTTGCGGCAGGTATAGGCCTGTACATGCTAACAGAAGATGGAGAGCACGGCGCAGAGGTGTATTGTGGCGCGACGAATAAGCGCCAAGCAATGGAGGTTTACACCCCGGCTAGGATAATGTGCGAAAAAACGCCGGAGCTATGCGAGCACTATGACGTAAAAGCGCTAAAAAGTCAGATTATAAGACAGAGCGACAATGGTTTTTTTGAGCCGGTAATAGGACAACCGAAGGACGGAGGTAGTCCGCACGCGGCTATCGTTGACGAGTACCACCAGCACTCTGACAATAGTATGGTAGATTGTTTCATTACTGGAATGGGCGCTAGATCAATGGGCGGCTCGCCTTTGCTGCTAATTATAACAACGGCAGGGTTCAACATTGACGGGCCATGTTATGACGAGTATGCACTATGCAAAAAGGTACTTGAGGGCAGCGAGGAAGATGACCGGCTTTTTGCAATCATTTACGAGATAGAGCAAAGCCAGCGAGACGGCGAACTAAGCGACAATTGGGAAGACCCCGAAAACCTGATAAAAGCTAACCCAAACTTAGGCGTAAGCGTCAGCCGGGAGTTTTTAGAGGATCAGTTGAACGACGCCCGGAGAGACCCAAAGAAACAAAACGCCTTTTTAACAAAGCACCTTAACAAGTGGGTAGCGGCTGGCGAGGCCTGGCTATCCTTCGCAGCTTGGGAAGCGTGCGGAACGGACCCAGACCCGGACAAGTACATAGGCTGGGATTGCATGCACGGCATTGATCTGGCGTCAAAGTGCGATATAGCCGCCTATGTAAAGGTGTTTTTCAAGCTTGTAGACGACAAGATGTTATACAGGGTTTTTCCAAAGTTTTTCATACCTAAAGCGGCTTGTATGAGTGAAAAAAGTGGAAAGTATGAATCATGGGACATATCAGGACACGTCATAACAAGCGAAGGCGAAGAAATCGACTTCGAATTTATTAAGCAGCATATATTGGCAGACTGCCGAAAATATGGCGCTATAGAAATACCCTATGATCCTTGGAACGCCACTTACCTAGCCCAAAATTTAGCAGATGAAGACCTGCCCGTGTTAGAATTTCAGCAGACCGCCAAGAACATGAGCGCGGCAATGTATGAAATCGAGGCCGCTGTAAAAAGTAAACGATTGCGGCATGACGGCAACCCGGTTATGAATTGGATGCTCAGCAACGTGCAAATACGTAGAGATTTAGGTGACAACCTCTATCCAAGAAAAGCGAGATCATCAGAAAAAATCGACGGTATTGTAGGCGCGATAATGGGCGTTGCGAGGGCTATGGCTTACCGAGATGAAAACCTAGACTTTAGCGAGGGGCTGCTAGTCGTATGAAGTGGATCACAAACCTATTCAAGCGCCAGGCCCTATACAGCAGCACAGACCCGGCATTATCGAGCGTTTTCAACTACAGCCCAAACCATAGCGGCGTAACCGTCAATGAGCACTCAGCCATGCAGCTAGCCGCAGTAGGCGCGGCGGTTAAGGTAATCAGTGATTTTGTGGCCGCACAGCCCTTTTTGCCATACAGAACTAGAAGCGGAAGCACCACATTAGCCGACGATCACCCGGCATATCGTGTTTTCAAACTTCGCGCTAACCCTTTCATGAGCGCTTATATTCTCATACAGCTAATACAAAGCCACGCTTTAAGATGGGGTAACGGTTACGCGTTTATAGAGTTCGATCAGCGCGGCATGCCTGTAGCGCTTTGGCCCTTGGCGCCTTGGGCAACTTCAGTGTTAGAGCATGAGGGGCAGATATACTACCGCACCCAGCTACTAGGCAAGGCGAACCCCACACAAATAATACTAAGTCACGATGAAGTTCTGCACATTAAGTGTATAGGCAGCGACGGGTTTACAGGCACTAGCCCGATCAGGCAGCACGCTGAAGAAATAGGCATACAGATAGCAGCGCAGAACTACGGGGCCGAGTTTTTCGGTAATGGCGCGGTTATTCAGGGTTATCTAAAGATACCCGGCGCGATTAAGGCCGAACACAGAGACGAGATAAAAAAGAGCTGGAAAAGCGTATTTGGCGGCACAGGAAACCGACACCAGACCCCGGTACTATCTAACGGCATGGAATACCAGAGAATTGGGATACCACCAGAAGAGGCCCAGTTTTTGGAGTCTAGGACATTCGGCAGCAATCAAATAGCCCAGATATTTGGTGTGCCGCCCTCGATGATGGGCTTACTTGATAAAGCGACCTTCAGCAACATTACAGAGGAATCAATAAATTTTGTACGCCGGACGCTAACCCCTTGGTTTATCCAGTGGGAACAGGAAGCAAGTTATAAGATATTCAGCACGCGAGAGCAAAAAACGCTTTCTATGTTGTTCGACCGGTCAAAAGTGTTGCGCGGCACACCCAAAGAGGAAGCCGAGGCCGACGTATCATTAACGAATGCTGGAATCATTACGCGAAATGAGGCACGAAAGTCGAGAAACCTTAACCCAATAGATGGGTTAGACACCGTTCTAGTACCTCTTAACATGATAGAAACCGACGACGACGGCGAACCCGTAGAGAGCGTAACGGAGCCCGAAAGCGGAAGCGATGCCAGAGCGGCAGACCCTTTGCCCTTGTTTGAAAGCTTCGCGGAAAAGATGAGCCGAGCTATTAAAAAATCAAGCGCAGGGTGGGACGGTGAGGTGTTCATAAATAGAAACCTTGGCCCCATTTGCAACGCATTTGATCGCAATGACGTGCTAGAATCATTTGTAACAGATTACAAAATTTGGGAAAGTGGGAACGAAAACAAAAAAAACGGCGGCATGACGCCCGAAATTATAACTCAGACGTTAGGGGTGTATTATGGAGATTGAGCGCCGGACATTTACCGCAAATATTGAAAACTTAGACGAGACCAGAAGCGTAAAAGGTTACGCGTCCGTTTTTAACAGAAAATCGCAAGACTTAGGCGGTTTTGTAGAGATCATACACGAAAACGCTTTCGCAGATCGCCTAAATGATGACGTAAGGGCCCTTTTTAATCATGACGCTAACCTGATTTTAGGCCGAACAACATCGGGAACCCTTAACCTATTTGTAGATAATGGCGGGCTAGGTTATGAGGTAGACTTTCCTGATACCACCTATGCCAACGACTTACTACAAAGCGTTAAGCGCGGCGACGTTACACAATCAAGCTTTGCATTCACTGTCGCCAAAGACGGCGACGAATGGCGCACCGAAGGCGATAAAATAATAAGAATAGTTAACCGAGTGGCACAGCTTTATGATGTTAGCCCGGTTACATACCCCGCTTACACCGACGCAACCGCCGCCGCTCGCAGCTTAAAAGAATACGTAAAAACCAAAGCCAGCGCGACAGAACGCCGCGCAGTTTTGGAGCGTATACGGTCCCATAGATGGGCTGATTAACTCCATAGCAGAGTAACAAACGATAAAACCCATATAAGCACAATAAAGGGGCCAAAAATGAAAATGCAAGACATGAAGCAAGAGCGCAACGAGATTGCGACACAAATGAGAGCTATTGACGCCGAGGCAGTAAAAGAGCAACGCGGCCTTACCTCAGACGAGTCTGAAAAGTGGGATAAGATGCTAGCCCGCGTTGATAGCCTGGATGAAATGATCAAGCGCGCCGAGAAATTAAAAAGTCTGCCAGATCTTGAGGAAGTACAAGAGCGCGGCCTGATCACTATCGAACAGTCTCAGCCTAAAAAGCCTAGCTATTCTGAAGCATTCGGCGCCATGATCCGAAGCGTAGAGCCTGGATTGAATGGCCTAAACGCTGAAGAACGCAGCGTGTTTGCTGAAGTTAGGGCGCAATCTAAAGGAACCGACAGCGAAGGCGGGTACTTAGTACCGGACGATTTTGTAGCAATGGTTGAAAAGGTTCGTGCTGCTTACGGTGGTATCGAGCAATACGCAACAGTTTTCAACACTGGCACTGGTTCTGATTTGCCTATTCCAACAAATGACGATACTAGCAATAGTGGCAGCATTCTTGCGGAAAATGCAGCAGACAGCGAACAAGATACCGTTTTTGGTGAGATCAGAATGTTGGCCTACAAATACACGTCAAACATTATTAAAGTCTCGCATGAACTGCTTATGGATAATGCCTTTGATTTGGAATCACACCTAGCAGTGATGTTAGGCGAGAGGCTTGGCAGAGGTGAGGCGGCACATTTTGCGGCTGGCACTGGATCATCACAGCCACAAGGTATCAACGCGGCTACAAGCGGAGTAACAGCCGCAGCGGTCGCAGCAGTAACATATGATGAGCTTTTAGAGCTTAAACACAGCGTAGACCCTGTCTACCAAGCAATGGGCCGATGGGTAATGAACGACAACACCTTGCTAGCAGTCAAAAAGCTTGCAGATAGCGACGGCAGAAAATTGTGGCAGCCTGACGTAGCCGCGACTCTACCGGCCACGCTTGACGGCAACCCATACGTTGTTGATCAGGGTATGCCAAACATGGCGGCGTCAAGTAAGTCTATTGTGTTCGGTGATTTGTCCGGCTATGCGATTCGACGCGTTGCGGGCTTGAGGATGAAACGACTTGTCGAGCTATACGCAGCAAACGACCAAGTAGGTTTCCAAGCTATCGAGCGAGCCGACGGACGGTTGCTCAACACGGCTAAGTTGCGCGCGTTGACTCAAGCCGCAGCGTAATACGTTACAAAATAATAGCGGCCAGGAATGGCCGCTATTGTTCGGGGGATTTATGAAAGTACACTTTAAGGTAAGCATGTCGGGGCCTAATTTCACCGCTCACCCTGGCGATGTTTTGGACGTGTCCGTTTTTTTTAGTCCAGACGAAGTAGCTAGAATGATCAGCAAAGGCGTATGCGAGCCAATCGCGCCAAAAGTAGAGACAGCAACAACTAGGAAGGCGGCCCCCAGTGTTAAGACTACTCGAAGCCCCAAAAAGTGAACCGGTAAGCGTTGACGAGCTTAAGCGACAATGCCGGATCGAGCACGACCACGAAAACACTTTGTTGCGCTCATATATCACGGCTGCGCGCCAGTATTGCGAGGGGGTAATAAATTACAAGATATCTCGCCAAAAGTGGACGCTATGCCTAGAGCGTTTCGAGTCGAAAATAACGATACATTTAGGGCCTGTCATCTCAATCGACGCCGTAAGGTACTACGACGGCGACAACGCAATACAAACGCTTGACACGTCCGCCTACAGATCAGCAATAGGCACCACATACACCCTATTAAGCGCCGTAGACTCTTGGCCAACTACAAGCACCGAGATACACGACGCGGTTCAAATTGATATAACTTGCGGTAAAGCCCAGCCATTAGAGCATCACAAACACGCGATTTTAATGATTGCTGCGGGCTGGTATAAAAACCGCGAGGATATAAGCGACCTAGATTTTAAAAAGACGCCGAACGGGGCCGACGCCCTGTTAGGTATCACAAACAATCAGGTGTTTTGATGGACGCTGGCAGGTTTGACACACGTGTGTCTTTTGAAAGGTTGAGCACAACCACAGACGCAGAAGGCAGCACCGTAGAAACGTGGACGCCGCTTTTTTCTCGCTGGGCAAATATTCAAATAAACAACGCGACCGAAACATTCAAAAATGATCAGGATTTTGCCCAGCGTACCGGGTTTGCAATAATCCGATTAGACCCTGAAACAAAGACACTTTTAACCGATGACCGCCTATTGTGGGACGGTGAAGCGTTCGACGTTCTAGGTGTAATGAACGTGCAAAACAGAGACGAATTATTAGAGGTGTCTATAAGACGTTATGCCGGCTAACCTTGAAATAAAAGTAGAAGGCTTGAAAGAGCTAAACGACCAGCTTGTGAAACTGGCCAATACTGGCGGCAAAAAAGCGCTTGATCAGGCCTTGGTGTCAGCGTCCGGAAAGGTGAAAAGGGCAGCAAAAGACAGGGCGCCAGGTACGATAAAAAAGGCGGTTTTCTCGTCAAAGTTGGTCCGAGGTGTTTCAGTGTTAGCGGGTGATACAGCGTCACAGCTAACTATAGGTATTCATTCGAACGGCTCAAGAGCTGCGCCGCACGCGCATTTGATGGAATACGGAACAAAGCAGCGTTTAACTGATGTACCAAGGCGCAGACAGAAAGCCCTAAACACATACATTGGTGTTTTGCGCGGCAAAAGAACAAAGCGGGTTATAAAGATTAAGGGTGAATACTTGTCAGTAGGACGCAAACGAGGAAGAGTGAAGCCCGTACTATTCATGAATAAGGCTTGGAAACAGCACGGCGGCGAAAAATTCGTGCACCGATTTAAAAAATCACTATCGAAAAAAATCGACAGGCTAACGCAATGATCAGCGACGTACTAGCAGACCTAAAAGGCGACTCGCTACTGACAACATACATTAATGGTCGCGTATACCGTGGAATGCTTCCGCCTAACCCCACTTACCCGCTAATATTGTTCGAAGCCAACAAAGAGATTCAAAACACCCTAAGCGGCGAAAGCACCCTGCAAAAAATCGTGTTTGAGTTCGAAATACACGGACGCAGCTACGTAGAGACTAAAAACATTCTAGGCGCTCTCACTGGAGCGTTAAACACGGGCACCACTTATCGTCATACTATGATCGCTGTCGATGATGGCCGATACAACGACGAAACAGAGCAGTACCAACTAACAGCACAAGCATCAATCTGGGGGTAATCATGGCAGCATTAACGGCACAAGGCAGCGTTTTGAAACTAGGCGACGGGGGAGACCCTGAAGCCTTTACCGCCATAGGCGAGGTGATCGGAGTTAGCGGTCTGGGTGGCGGTTCAGGTTCTGAGATTGACGTAACAGACCTAAGCAGCACCGGCAAGGAGTTTATCATCGGCCTCAAAGATGAGGGCGAAATCAGCGTAACAATGAATTTAGACACCGGAGACACGCAACAAACTGCGCTAAGAACGGCACGAGATAGCGCAACAATAAAGAATTTTGAACTCGACTTAACGGACAGCGGGCCAACTACAATAAGTTTTTCCGCTTACGTTAAAACATTCAACATTGGGTTAGCCGTAGACGATAAAATTAGCTTAGAGGTTAGCCTTAGAATCAGCGGAGCGGCCACGTGGGCTTAACGAAACAGCTAAACCTTAAAGACATACTAAACATAAACGACACCGTAGAACAGCAGGTTCCTACCCCGGAATGGGGCGAAGGTACTTTTGTAGTGATACGGAGCATGACCGGCGAAGCGCGCGACGCTTACGAAATGAGCCTATTCAACAGCAAAAACAAAGAAGGAACGTTTCAGCAAGATCTAAGCAACGCGCGCGCCAAACTTATAGCCGCGTGTGCCGTTGGGCCTGATGGTAAGCGCATGTTTAAAACCGACGCGCACGTGATGGCCCTTGGCAACAAAAGCAGCGCCGTTATTGATAGACTTTTTCAAGCGTGCCAGGCATTAAACGACATAGGCACGGCTGAAATAGAGGAACTAACGGGAAACTAAAGCACCGGCCAACAGCGCTATTTCTGCACCGTTACGCTTTAGCGATTGGGTGGCCGGTCCCGATATTAAAAAAAATAATGTCAAGTAGTGACATCAGCGAGGCGATGGCCTACGAGCGGCTAGAGCCTTGGGGTGATTACCGGGCCGACGTGCGAAGCGCGATTATCGCCTCAACTATCGCAAACGCCCACAGATCATCAAAAAGTAAAGCCTATTCTGTTGATGATTTTATGCCTAAATTCGGCAAAAACGAGCAAGAAAAAACACTAGACGACGAAATACGCGAGGTATTTGGCATTGGCCCGAACCCTAGCATCATTAGCGATTAACCTGCAGGCCAATAGCGCCCAAATGGTTCAAGAGCTACAGCGCGCGCAGGAATCAGTAAAGAAGTTTGGTTCCAAAGTGGCAGACGTAGGCAAAAAAGCCGCTGTGCTCTATGCCGTAGTTAAGGCCGTCACAGCCATTAAAGACGCCAGCACGGGCATAGTGTCTACGGCTGCAAGCTATGAATCTCTAGGCGTTAGTATGGAATCGGCGTTCGGTAGTGCCGAAGTGGCCGCAAGACGATTCCAAGAGCTAAAGAAATTCGCCGCAGAGACGCCCTATTCTCTTGCCGATGTTACCGAAGCCGCGATAATCATGCGTAACCGTGGCTTGGATCCTGCAATCGGATCAATCGAGTCTATGGGTAACACAGCGTCATCCATGAATAAACCCTTGCTGCAATTCGTCGAGGCCATAGCAGACGCAGCAACCCTGCAAATGGACCGGTTGGCCGAGTTTGGCATTGTAGCAGCCCAGCAAGGCGACAAGGTTAAGTTCACTTTTCAGGGTGTCACCACTGAAGTGGGCCGGAACGCAGAGGAAATACAAAAGTATTTGTTATCCATTGGAAACACTAACTTTGCTGGGGGAATGGAAAAGCAGGCGCAGACCCTAAGCGGCATGTTTAGCACCTTTCAGGACGCCGTAAGCAATTTATCAGTGGCATTTGCCGAAAAAAGCGGCCTGGCTAAGTCTGTTAAGGAAGCAACCGCAAGATTCACCGAGCTGATCAATACTTTAACCGTAAAAATTGAGCAAATAGGCGAAGCGCCGACTATTGAAGATCTCACCAAGAAAATCGAAGAACACAACCGAGCTATAAAGGTGAATAACGACAATTACATATTGTCGATACGCCAAAGAGAAAAAGCGAATAAAACACACCTAGAAGAAATCGAGCTATTGCGACATCGCATTGAAGCCAAACAAGAGCTAGCCGACAAAGAACGCAAGATAATAGAAGATCAGGAAAAGCAAGAGGAAGAGGCCAAGGCCAAGCGCCTAGCCCAAACCCAAGCGGAAGCCGACGCAAAAGCCGCAGAGGACAACAAAAAGAAGGAAGACGGCAGGCTAAATACACTATTTGGCGGCGATTGGACTGAAAAACTAGGAGCTATAGAAGAACAATTCGCAAGCGAAACTCAGCTAATACAAGACAAAAAGATAGAACAGCTAGCCACATTAGAGAATCTTAGGGCTGAGGAGCTGCTAAGCGAGCAGAGATTCTGGCAGTTATCACGACAGGTTAAAACCAAGGCATACAACGACGAACAAAAGCTCATTGAGGACAAAGAGAAAAAGAAAGAAATGGCCATAAAACGAGGCCAGGCCGCAACCCTAACCGCAACGGCTAGTTTTCTGGGCATGCTGGGGCAAAAAAACAAGGGCTTTGCAATCGCCGAGGCGGTTATGAATACTTATCTCGGTGTTAGCAGGACGCTAGCGGCTTACCCCTTCCCCTATAACCTTGCGCCCGCTGCTTTACACCTTGCTCAAGGTGTCGCCCAAGTGAGCGCAATAAGATCAGGCGGGGGCGCTAGCGTGCCCAGCGGCGGAAGCGTGCCAGACCTGCCCACCGTTGACGGTGTAACAGATCTAGCCGCAAACGACGAACCACGGACAACAAAAACGATCACGGTTGCATTCGAGGGTGAAGGCGAGCTACTACCACGTTCCGTGCTTCGTGAACTGGCCGATGAGCTTAATAGCTTAGATGATAGCAACGTAAGGATAAGCGTATAATGGCCGGTAGAATCCTCTATAACAATTTATTAAGAAATGATTCTATTGTGACTGATGTTAGCGTTACTGGTTTTGGCCCTGAAAACGCCTACGATGGGCGTACAACCACTTTCGTCAAATACAACAGCGGCACCAACCAGGGCACCACATATGATTTAGGCGCACAGCTCAGTTTTGATAGTCTTGCAATAGCACGACATAACATGGGGGCAAACTCATATATCAATGTAACAGGCAGCAATAACGGCGTTGACTATACAAATATAATAACAACCTATAACGTCATATATGATAAAAATATTTTTGTAGATCTTGGGTCTCAGTCTTACCGCTATGTTCAGATACTTTTTTCAGACACGACTCAAGAAAAAACAATGTCTGATATATTCTTGGGGCCAAGCTATTCATTGGACAGATCGCAAAAGTTTGGTTTTACTCGGCCAGGGTTAAGCGATGGCGACGAGCTTGTAACTAATGTAACACGCGGCAAAGAGCTTGCGGGAATGACGATTAAAAGCGGGTTAGATCGTATCGTGTTCAATCTTCCCTATTATTCTTCAGCGTGGCTTGGTGAGTTCTTGGAATTTAGAGACACCATGAAGCAGTACCCTATCTATATAATATGGGACACAAGCCGAAACGAAGCACCATTCACAGGAGGTGAACCGGCCTTTTATTGCTGGCCTAGACGATTACCAGAGCCTAAATATTCAAAGGGCATACAAGGCTATTATGATATTATTCTTGATATGGAAGGGTTCTGGCGATGAGCTATGCCACTGACGCCGCCAAATCGTTCCGTGAGCCGCTAAACATCGTGCGGCTAGACCTGGATACTAAAATATCCGGCACGTATGAATACATATGCGACGGTATCAGCCCGCCCAATGATCCGCCTATCTACTCCTGTATTAAGTCCATAGAATGGGTGCCAACGCGAACAAGCCAAGACGGCGGACTTGGGTATCTTGGCGAGGTAGTAATTACCGCGCAAGATTTTCCTTGGTTTGATAATGTTGGCACTTACTTCGGGCGATTGCTTGCAAATAATCCTATATTTCTGAACAGAAAGGTGAAGATTTATAGCGGCTTTCTTAGTCGTGGTGACACCTTCAGTCTGAGTAATTTTCAAGAGCGCGACTATTTCATCAAGGATATTGTTGGCCCTGACAACAAAGGCTACGTCAAAATAAAAGCATTTGATATCTTGAGCCAAACCAAAGAGGACACAATACCACGTTCTAGTAATGGTTATTTAGGCGCAGCACTGGACGCCGTAACAACTAGCACAAGCATAGACGTCGGTAACAATGACGGATTCCAAAGCTCAGGCTATGCCATAATAAACGATGAGATAGTTAGCTATACGTCAAGCGCAACCCCTAACCATATAACGCTTGGTAGCCGTGGCCAAGGTGGTACAACCGCAGCGGCGCACGCTTCTGGCGACTCAATCAAGCATATCGAATACTACAGCGGAAATATAACCACGATAGTTGAGAACATATTAACGGATCACACAGATATAAGCGTTGCTACGTATGTCGATGGAACGCAATTTGATGATGAAGAAACCAACCATCTTAGCGGAGAAACCGTAGAGGTATGGGTGACGGAGCCTACTACA